TTCACTAAAAATACTACAAAAGGTGGAGAATCTACTTTATGCGATGGTTTTAAAATCGCAGAAGATATGAGAGTTCTGTATCCAGAACATTTTGAGCTTCTTGCAAAAACTCCAATTCATTTTTATTTAAAAGATAATAACAACATTTTTGAATCTATAAAAACAATAATAGAATTAGATTCTATTGGACAAATTAATTGTATTAGATATTCTAATCACTCAAGTCAGCCATTTAATTTGCCTCCAGAAAAAATGTACGATTTTTATGCTGCGTATCAACAATTTGGGAAAATGCGAGAGCATCAAAAGTACCAATTAAAAATAAAGATGAACCAAGGCGATCTTTATATGATAGATAATACTAGGATCTTGCATGGGCGATCAGAGTATAGTGCAACTGAAGGTGAGAGAAATATCCATGGTTGCTTCCTTGAAAAAGATCAAATTCTTAGTAATTGGAAAATAAATCGTTTGAAAACAGACTCCTACTGGTCTTATTGGCTCAAAATGTCGAGGTACTAAAATGAAACCAGTTTATTCTGCTGAAGCAGAAGAATACAGAAATGTAGTTAAAACTTTTTTATCCAATAACCTCCCAAAAGATTGGGCTGGAATGGGAAAATTAAATGAAAAAGAATTTAATGAATTTGTTTTACAGTGGAGAAAAAAGCTTTCAACTACAACATTTTTAGCCCCAACTTGGCCCAAAAAGTACGGGGGGGCCGACGCCTCTCCGATGGAACATGTAATAATTGCTGAAGAATTTACAAAAGCTGGCGTTCCAATGGGAAGTATCAATGATTCTATGAGTATCAGAATGTTAGGGAATACACTTCTGCTTCTTGGCACAGAAGCGCAGAAAGAATACTACTTACCAAAAATTATATCTGGAGAACATGTTTGGTCTCAGGGTTTTAGTGAACCAAATGCAGGAAGTGATTTAGCTAATATATCTTTGTCCGCCAAAAAATACGGAGATGCTTGGATCTTAAATGGCCAGAAGATATGGACCTCCTCTGCGATGACGTCTAATCATATAATGACCTTAGCTAGAACTGATAGCACTATGGGCAGGCATAAGGGATTAACATTTTTTTTAGTTGATATGAATCAACCGGGTCTTGAGGTAAGACCAATAAATATGTTGTCTGGCTATAAAGAATTTAATGAAGTATTTTATAGGGACGTTGTAGTAAAAGAGGAAGAGATCCTTGGTGAGATAAACAATGGTTGGGCAGTTGCTATGACTCTTTTGGGCCATGAGAGAGGTGGCAATGCGTCAGTACTCCCAATTCTTCTTGAAGAAGAGATCCAAAAATTAATTAGACTAGCACAGCAAAACAAAACTAATTTGAGCCCAATTATACGAGATTCGTTGGCAGCATGCTACTCAAAAGTCCAAATTTTAAAATGGTCTGGTCTAAGAACATTATCAAAATATTTACACGGTGCTCAATTGGGTCCAGAATCCGCAATAGCCAAATTAGCTTGGAGTGAGTATCACCAAGAAGTTTTGGAGCTTTCTACTGAAATACTAGGTGCAGAAGCCATGATCTTAGAGGGAAGAAAGCCATCAAACCTGTTGATAACAGATGATATAGGTTCAGAAAACTCTTCGATGAGTTGGATTATGACATTTTTAAACGCTAGATCAGAGATAATCTATGCGGGCTCTTCTGAAATACAAAGAAATATCATTGCAGAAAAAGTGTTGGGACTGCCTAAATAAATCGTTACTATATCCCCTATAATACTTTAATTTGAAGGGGATTTTGTGGAGCAAATAAAGAATATAATAATGCGTATTGTTGCAACTTTTGCAGCGTCTGGTCTTGGCGTAATTGGTGCTGGTACAATAGCCGGAGTGCCACTTTGGAAAGCAGTTTTTATGGCAGGGATTGCTGGAGTAGCAACCGTAATTGAAGGTCTTTCAAGAGCTTTTTTAGACGACGGGAAACTTTCAGTTGCTGAAATTAATCAGGTATTTAATCAAGTAGACAAAAAGGTTAAAAAAGCAGGCGAATGATGCGTCAAAATCATGAAAAGTCTGAGTGCAAATGCGCACATTGCGATTGTGAAACCTCATGTTTGAACAGTTGTACTTGCAACGAATTAATGGGTTATAGTGCATGTACAAGTCATCACGATTAATTAAACTGCTTCCAATCATGCTGATTGCAGTTTCAGCCTGCGGCTATGACGGAAGCTATAGATATGAGTGTCAAGATCCAGAGAATTGGGAAGCAGAGGAGTGTAATCCACCATTATGTCTAGTAGATGGAATGTGCACAGAAACATTGCTTGGTTTCGATCCAAGCGAAACAACAATAGAAACACCTACACAAGAAACGGTAGCGCCATGAAAAAAAGACTAACACCCGAAGAACTTGATGCTCGATTAAAATTTGTTGTTGGATGTGTTTTGGCTGGTGTTTTAACACTAACAACAATTGGTGTTTTATACGCATTAGTGTTTGTCACACAGCCAATTGGCGCTCAAGCTGAAAATGACAAAATGTTTTTTGGAGTTCTTTCTAGCGTTGCCACCTTTATCACTGGAACACTTGCTGGCCTAATGATATCTACTGGTCGTAATTCTAAAGAAGAAGAATTAGAAGACTAAGAGTACGGCTTATTTAGCCATTTTTTTACAACCCAAAAAGTTGTTGTGACATAACGATCACCAGATGTTACTGGATTTACGCCATGAGCGTAATTTCCACCTGCTGGGAATATTAACACTGAACCAGCTTTTGGCTTGAATTCAAGATCGTACTGGCTAAAAAATATTTCTCCACCAGTGTAGTTATCATTATAATATAGTATATTGCTGACATCTCTCCAAGATTCACAGATCTTATCTGCGTGCTCATTTAGCATAGAGCCTGTTCTATATTCGGTAATGCTGTTTATTTCAGATTTTTCTAATTCACATTCAAATGTTTCTTCCAGAAGAAGTTGAACCTTGTCCCTATACTTAATAAGTACTTCTAGTAAGTCTCTGGTATTTTGATTAAAGTTTGGATCGTCTGGATGACAATCTTGGACCAAATAGGCCCTTAAAGGGTATTCATGCATTTTATATTTATCTATGACAAAGTTTCCATCTTTAATTCCTTTGTCAATAGTGAGTAAATCTTCTTCTGAGATAAAATTTTCAATTAAGTAAATATTTTTAACATCGTCAGTATCTATGAGTAGATCTTTGCTGCCTTCATAGATATATCCACTTTTATTTGGAATAATTGCCATATTTATATAATACCATATTTCATTTTAAAATTCCTATATAGGGTTAAAATGAGAAAAAATTTTTAAGGGGGTTTTCCATTTTTGAACTTTTTCCCTATATAGGGATTTTTATTTTTTTATTAGATTATATAGATCTAATAACATGTTCTCCACTTCTTGGTGAGAAAATAACTCTCTTTCAGCTTTAGATACTTCTTTTAAAAAATTTTCAACAGAAAGTTTTATCTCTTCTGTTTTAGGATCCTTTACTGCAGAAAGTATTCTACTCATTTAAGCCTCGTCGTTTTTTAAAAGAACATGTATGTAGTGGACAGCTAGGGCAACGCCTGTTGCTATCATGGCTGTCTTTCTTGTGTCGCCGGACAATGTAATGAATACAACAACGCTACCAGCTAACGTGAATGATAGTGCAGCTGTTTCATTAACGAACTTTCTTACTAGTCCGAACCAACTTATTTTTCTCTTCCATGTACCCTCCTCCAGGTAATAATTAAATATGCTGTTTCTTGTATATTCTTCGTCGTCTTCGTCATCCAAGCCTGCTATTTCTCCAGCTGGCTCTTCTCCCTCTTCTTCTCTCCTACTGCGTCCTTCTGGGCTAGAACTACCAGATCCTCCAGAACCGCTTCCAGAGCCTCCTGTAGAGCCTCCAGAAGGCCCCCCAGTGGCTGCAGCTGCAGCAACGCCAGCAACCGCTGTGGTGGCTGCTATAAGCGTTCTACGAGCTCCTACGTCAACCTGTGAGCCGACTGGCACGTAATCATCCAGACCCTCACCATACACGTCAATGGTCTCTTCAAAAGTTTCTTTAATTTCCTCAGGAGCATTAGTTACGGCTTCAACGAGAGCTGCTTCTTCTGTTGCGGTTAAGTCTTCAACTGGGATGGTTTCGAACACAGCCTCTGCTTGAGTGGTGTCAATACTTTCGAGAACTTTAGAACTGCTAGCAAGGGCGGTTGCCTGGTCTTCTGTTACACCGTTTTCAAGTACTGCATCAACAGCTTCAGCAACTTGTTCTTCAGATACAGTATCGGATTCAAGAACATTCAAAACTTCAGTAAATTGTTCGTCTGTTATATCTTCTGTGATAATAGAATCTATAACTGCAGTAAACTGTTCGTCAGATAAT